CCAATTCTGCTATGTAAATGAAAATATCTTCATTCTCAACCGTTTCATTCAAAATATTTTTGTAATAGTCATATAATTCCTTACAAAAACAGTTTGGATTTCTGCCTGCGGTCGTTCCTGTTCCGATTAATGGCTGTGTTCTTGCACCTGTCGCACTGTCCAAAATATTGTACACATCACCTGTTTTGTGTGCGTGTAACTCATCAATCAATCCCAAATGCACATTTAAACCGTCCAAAGTTTCACTGTCTGACGATAGCGGTTCAAATTTTGATAATTGTGCGTCAAAAGTGATGTTGTTCCGATACGTTGTCAGTATAGTTCGTAGCTCCGGTGACTTCCCAATCATATTCTTAGCCTCATCGAATATAATTCGTGCTTGGTCTTTTTTGGTTGCTGCCGAATAAATTTCAGCACCGTTTTCACCGTCACAAACAATGACATATAGTCCGATGAACGCCATTAACGTAGATTTTCCGTTTTTTCGTGCCACCTGAATGTAAAAATATCTGAATCGGCGTGTATCATCATCTTTACGCTTCCACCCGAATATAGAACCTACAACAAATCTCTGCCAATCTTCTAATATCAGTGGCTTGCCTGCCCACTTTCCTTTGCTGTGTCGGCAGTAATTTTCAGCGAATGCAAAACAATATTCTGCTTGCTCTGCATCAAAGTAGTACGGATAATCTTTTCTTTTAGATTTTTTTAAATCTTTCAGATGTCGCTTGCACGCTTTTTTTACCGAATCACCTGCAATAATCTTGCCAGCTACGACTTTTTTCGCATATGATGTTACCGAATCCATAGTTTACGCACTCCTGTTCTTCTTGCTGATGAATTCCATAATACTTGCTTTTTTGTCCTCGGTTTCTACCGGGTTTGTCATTCCGGCTCTTGATGACGGTGTCAATCCGAACTCTTTGGCGAACGTCAGCATTTGTTTTTTTGCAGTGTTTGAAATGCTGATTTCAGGTATTTGTTGTTCATACCCTTTGGCGGTGATAAACGTCAGCGGTGCAGGAGAATTTTTGTCCGGTTGTTTTGCCTGTATCGCCTTTTCAGCTAATACCCACTGTGCATATGAATCGCAGTATGCGGCAAATGTTCCTACATCTGCATCCGTCAGCATTCCGGCATTGAATACAATCGGTGCTAATCGTTTCCACTCTTTTTTTGCAATTTTATTTAGGAACACCGGCGGTGACGGAACTTTTTCCGGTTTTGAAAATTGCAATCTGTTTTCAGTTTTTCTATGTCCGGGATTGCCGTGTAGTTCCTCCAGCTCTGCCGGTTTTTTCGTTGGTCCTCTTGCTCCCATTTTTGGTTTAACCCCCTCTCGAAAACTTGCGTGTGCTACCAAAACCGCCATCTTCTGTCGCAGTCTTACGGTCATGGCATTGCTTGCATAGTGGTTGCCAGTTGTTCCTGTCCCAGAACAGCTGTTGATTTCCCTTGTGCGGTGTGATGTGGTCTACAACTGTGGCTTTCTCGTATCTTCCCTGTTGCAGACAACGAATGCAAAACGGATGTGACAGTAGATATGTCTTGCTTGCTTTTCGCCAACGTCCGTTATATCCTCGCTTGCTCGCTGACTGTCGGCGGTCGTCATATTGCCGCTTTAAATGCTGATGTAGTTCGCAGTATGTATCGTGTGTCAGTCGGTGACATCCGCATTTGTTGCAGACGTGTAATGCAGCCTGTGCCATTGTCATTCGTCCTTTCCGCCTATTACACATAACCCTGTATTGTGTGTAATAGGTTGAATACAGTTTCTACTAATAAATGCATAACAAAAACCGCCATTCTATTACACGTTAGACAATTATGTTTAATAGAATTAAATTTTGAAGTGTTTCATAGCAGATAACACAGTATCTTTTGTGACACCAATGTATCTTAATGTATCACTTGCACTACGATGATTAAACCACACCTGCAATGTAACTATATCGCGTGTTTGTCTGTAGTAATGATAACCACATGTCTTTCGTAGCGAATGTGTTCCTACTTTGTATTTAATGCCTACATGATCCGCCGCTTCGCGTAAGACTTTGTATGCCATACTCCGACTGATTGCCTTATATTCATTGTGATTATTCGGAATCAGCGCTTCTTCCGGTGTACGGTGTTCGCAATAGATTTTATATTCTTTAAGCAATTCATCATTATATGCAACCGTGATTTCTTTTCCGGTCTTACTCTGCCGGAACGTTGCAGTAGTACGTCCCTTAACGTCACCTACTGTCATCTTTAAAATTTCGTTAATACGCAATCCTAATGAAATACCTGTAATGAACATAATGTAATATTTAATATCCTTTTGATGCAGATATTTTTTGATTGCGTATACATCCCGTTTATCACGAATTGGTTCAACCGTATTCATACAATCACCCTTCGTATTCTCTTAGCCACCTACGCAGATCTCTTTCAAACATTTTACGTTTGTGACGACATTCACGCCATTTTCTGTTTCGTCTGTTCCATTCAGTGCAGAATTTTCTGCGTTTATATTCAAACTTCTTTTTTCGCAAATATTTTTTTATTTTTTCAAACATAGTTTTATCCTTTCTACCGTTTATATATTGCTTACATCAATCTTGCCACTCATCAGCTCCGGCAACAGTGCGTCCCGAAGTTCTGCTAAATATCTGTTTTCTTCAAAATTTAGATAATATATGTGTTGTTTCCACGTGTTAAATATCATCATAAGAATGCTTGAAATATTTTCTTTGCTGTTATTTGAAAATGTTATTTCATTTTTATTTTTTGTTGTTTTGAAATAATCATTTTTTACAATCTTTTCACCACATATTTTTTCTGTCAATTTTGAGAAATCATTATTTGTACCGTTGTCCTGCTTGAACAGTTCAATGTCAAATCCTAAAGACTTGGCGATTGTTTCGTTTATTGTTAGTTTACAAGTATTTTTTTCAGTTATAATCCTGTTAATATCCGCAACTATTTCGTTGTACGGTCTATGTGCATTTTCTATATTCTCAAACTCTATGTATCGGCTTGGCACCAATACATAATTATTGTTTTTTATTTCTTCAATGCTTACTGCCTTGCAGTAACCCGCTATATTTCCGTACTGTTCAATTTGTATTAATACATCTTGTATCTGACTTTCGGATATAATCTTGACCTCTTTTGCGTATGTCCTGTTAGTGTGACTTTTGCCGCCAAACTGTCCGTTTTGCATTCGTTGTTCCGTTTCATACCTCTGTCGCAGGTCAATCATTTCTATCGTTGAATGTTTTTTATTTTTGTTAAATGTTATAATACACGTTGGTATTGACGTAACTTCAAACATTTTATCTGGACATACAATTATACTTTCTATGAAATTCATTTCGACTAAATACTGTCTTATTTGCTTTTCCTTTTGATTGTCAGTGCTTAACACGCCATTCGGCAATATAAAACTTGCCTTGCCATTAATTTCATCTAACGCAGTCAATATAAACGCATAATTCGCATTACTTTCCGGCGGTACTTCGCACTGTGAAAATCTATTCTGTAATTGTGCAAATACCGGCTGTTCCCATTTCATATTGTACGGCGGATTTGATATACAACAATCAGCTTTAAATTCACTCTTATCTACTTCTTTAACCGTTGCAAATCTATCACCCTTTTGCGTCCTGTATGTTTTGAAATTTTCATCTGACAATACATCACAATGGATAACTTCGGCGTCAATATTTCTAATTGCCAAATTAAACAACAAAAACGGAATAACACGACTATCATATTCTTTGCATATAAATTTTAAATCGTTATTCTCGTTCCATTTTTGGATTGTCAATGCTCCACTTCCCGCACACAAATCTAAACAAATTTTTTCATCTTTGGTTTTTGATAACTCTGCAACCGCTACCGCAAGGCTTTTCGGTGTGTAGTCTTGCATTTTTTCCTTGCGGTCGGCAAAATAATATTGAAATATCATTTGCATATAATCTATTGTTAAATCGGGACATATTAAAATCCAATCTTCGCATAGCTTTCGACACTTTTCCGCATTTAACAATGTTGATTTTAATTCATCAACAACATCTTCAATTTTTTCTATGCTGAAAACGTTCTTGAATTTTTCAACTAATTGCAATAGCTCCATAATTATGTCCCTTTCTTTATCCAAAAATAAAAACAGACTGCATATGATTAACACATACAATCTGTTTAATCTAATATCCCCATTCCCACCAATCAATTTTGAGATATTCACCCATCATCTCACGATGATACACTACCTTTTTTACGAAAATAACGAGCGGTAAGATATAGAACACAAAATATTGCACTGTATATATGTTTTGCATTATTTTTTGTTTGCTCATTCTTTTCGCATTATAAATTGTATCACACTTTTTTCGGCAAATTCGGCATTTTTAAAAATTTATTATGTTTTCTTCGTGGATAACTCTCATCGTAATGCCCTATCTTGAACGCAATCCACTGCCACGTCGGCATTACAGTGCCGTCTATGTATCTGTATCGGAATATGCGGCGTGTTTCACTGTCCAATATACCGGCAACAAAAAATTCAATTTTATTTTTCTGCCGCTCCAAGCGTTGACGTAATACAATATCAGATATATGTGTTGGCTCAACACCCGACACAGAAATACAGTGCTTGACATACGGGAACTCGCTGTCAGAGCCTGTAACAGTACCATGTACTGTATTACTGTTTATCCTGTCGTTTACCTCGTTCAATTCTGCAACAATACTGCGATACTGTTTTAGCTCTTCCTTTGTCAAATTAATTCCCCCTGTCTAAATATTCAATACGTCCGTCTGAATAAAATACCATTTTACAATCATTGCGTATTGTATCTTTAATTGTTTTTATTCTGCCGTTCAT